TAACGGAATCCTGTGTCTGGGTGGCGCCCAATTACCTGAGCAAATAATGTCAATTGATTATATTTCGAAGTTATATAGAAAAAATATCCCAACATTTTCCTCAACACCTCATGCAAAATTTTTTCATTCAATTGGCATGCATGATGACGAAATTAAGTGGCAAAAGGTATTTAGTCCTGAAAGATACCAAGTATTAATCAAAGATATGGTTAATAACACATGTCGTGTCATTGAGGCACTTCAAGCATCAGACTATTATGATACCCTTGAAAAAAGGTTGGGCGTTCTTATGTGTCTTAAACCGGCCCGAATTGATAATGATGAGATCACAAGAAGCATTAGAAATGAAAGTGATCTCACACAAAGATCTAATCTTAAAACATTCATTGCAAAAAGAGGATATGCAAGAGTACCGGTTTATGAGAGTACGGTGACATCAACTGGCCGAATGATTATAATCGACGGACCTCAAATATTAACATTACGTAAAAAACACAGACAATTAATTAAATCATCATATGATAAAGGTGATATAATTTCAATTGACTATTCAAGCCTAGAGCCGCGAACAGCAATGGCTATAGCTGGTCAAACACCTTCAGGTGATATATACGAATGGATCGATGGTGAAATATTCGATGGCAAATTAGGCAGAACAAAAGCAAAAACATTAACACTTTCAATTATATATGGGATGTCTTTGCATTCAGCCCAAAGTAAATATGGGAATATAACAGTTGGTACAAAAAAGAGGTTGCGTGATTTATTTTCTGTAGATGAAATAACAAAATCTTTGTTAGAAACGCCAAAAGATGAATTGAGAAATCTATTTGGTAGACCAATATTCCCAGATGATGAAAGAAAGTTATTTAATTCGTTTATTCAAAGCACCGCGGTTGATGTTGCAATGTTAGGTTTTAAGCAAATCATAACAGAGCTTAAAAAGAATATAGAATGTAAACCTTTATTTTTGATTCATGACGAAATCATATTTGATGTACCAAATTTGGCGTTTAACAAGGTTGGCAAAATACTTAAATATGGTATTGACATTAAAATAAAAAATGATATTGTCAATTTTCCTGTGACAGTGGAGAAACTAAATGCCTAATGATGCTATATACGACATGTTATTTGAAGAGCCTATCGAAGATGTTATATGCAAAATGTTATTCGAAGATAATAGTCATATCGAGAATGATCATTCTCGGTTAACCTCAAATAAAGTTACAACTAGTTATTTAGGTCGCACTAATATACTCAGCGTAGGGAGTAAGAAAAAGTTACATCTTCTTACTCCAGAAGAAAATCTTATAAATTTAGGTATTTCAAATAATAAAATAGATGGTACATTAATTGAACAAATTCAAAAATTGTTAGCAAAAGCACAACAAAATAAAATTTTTGGTACCATATTTAGCAATACTTCTAAACAAATTGATAAATTAGGTAGGGAAGGTTTATTAATGGGTATTAATGATAATGAGGTTCCCCGCCGCCACGCTGCCCATTATTTACGTTTACTGTTGATTAATTCGTTTATTTTAGGTGTGTTACATGATAAGACTGATGTTCGAATACAAGGTATTAATACCGGTTTATTAATATACCCATCGAAAAATGGTAAGTCTCGTTGGGAATTTTGATATTTAATATTCAAGTTTGTACAAAATCACTTAAGTTATTATGATTAAACTAAGTGAGGTAAGCTACAATGGATATTAAGGATTTATGGGAACAGTATTATTTTCTTTTGATACGAACTTTTGATGTTAGTGAACAAAATGTTGTTAAATGTATGCTCGATGAGCTAGGTGAACGTATGATTATGACGCCGGCAAATATGACAACAAAAAAGATTGGGTGTGAACCTGGCGGTATGCTTAAGGTATCACTTCAAGTTGCATCACAGGCAATAAAACTACTTGAGGCGTATGGGCTAGATCCTAGTATGAAGCGAAATCTCATTAAGGTTGCATTACTTTATGATCTTGGGAAGGTAGGTGATCTACAATACGATCATTTTATTGTGCAGGATAGTGATTGGCATCGAGAAAAATTAAATGCTCATTATAAAATTTCTAATGACCCAGATTTGCAAAAAATGGCTATAGCACATCGAACATTATATTTGCTACAGCATTTTGGAATAGCACTTACTCAAGATGAGTGGTTGGCGATTCAGTTGGCTTCAGGGTTTCATTTTGAAGAAAATCGTTGGTATGTATACAATGAACCAACATTAGCCAGGATTATCCAACATGCCATATATATGGTAATAAGAAATGGTTAATGACTCATAAAAGCCTATATATTAACAAGGTTAACTGAACAAATGAAATCCCACTTTACACTTCGCCAATTTATTACCCAAATATTAGGTGAGCAAAATATTAATGATGAAGATATTATTGATGAAGATGAAGATATTATTGATGAAGATGAAGAGCATGATGATGATCAACAACACGAAATAAGTGTTACGGCAGGTGTTGCCGGCGTGTCATTACCATTGGGATATCAGCGTAAAGTATACCCAAAAACTAAAAACTAAATATTTAAACATTTAATGAAGTTAGATTATACTAATTTAGGTGAATAATCACCTTGATACATTTAATTAATAATTAGTAATTAAGGATTTATAAAAATGGCAATTGATTTTGATGCGATTAGGAAGAAGCTTAGTCAACTAAGCGGAAATGGAAGCAGACGTGATAAGATGTGGCGCCCCGAAGAAGGGGAGACTTCATCAATTCGGATTATTTCATTCCCAGACAATGATGGCCAACCTTTTAAGGAGCGTTGGTTCTACTATAATATTGGTGATAATCCAGGCTTTTTGACCCCTCATCAATTTGGTGATCCGGATCCAATCCAAGAGCTAATCAATAAGTTGCGCGCTGACAATAAAAAGGAATCATATGAGCTGGCAAAGAAGTTATACCCTAAGATGCGTAGTTACGCTGCTGTAATTGTGCGTGGGGAAGAGGATAAAGGTGTAAGACTTTGGTCCTTTGGGAAGATGGTTTATCAAGACCTGCTTAAGACCATGATTGATGAAGATTATGGCGATATTACAGATCCTCTAGAGGGTCGGGACATTCGTGTTGAGTGTTCAAAACAACCTGGTAAGAAGTGGGCAATGACGACTGTGCGCCCACGTCCTAAGTCAAGCCCACTTTCGACTGATTCAAAGCAGGCTAAAATGTGGATGGATAACATTCCAAACCTAGATGACCTATACAGTTGTAAGTCATATGATGAGCTGGAGCGAATTATTAATAATTGGCTAAATGATCCTATGGATGAAGATGGCAATTCATATGATAGTGGTGAAAAAAATAGCTCTGTACCTCCCTCAAAGAAGTTTAATGATCTAAATGATGCATTTAAGGATCTAGCAAACTTCTAGTATACGTACAAAAAGCTGAAAGCCGTTTAGTATATGTTGTTGGCAACTAGTTCTATGGGCTTTGGGAGATGGGGGCGCCCCCATCTCCCATTTTTTGTTTTAGAGATAATCATTAATGTATGGTTCAAAGAGGCGGATTTAAATTTGAGGTGGTAACCAATAAAGTTTTTGAACATATGCTTAAAATAAATAATATTTGAACATAAAGGATAATCAATGCCAAAAAAGAAAAAGAAGACAGATGATAAGCCAGCCAAGATAGTCGATTTTACCGGTGACTTAATCACTGCACTTAATAAGGAATGTGGGCAAAGGGTTGCCTACAATTTATCAACAACACAAAGCCCTACTCATATTAAGCGATGGATTGGGACAGGTTCACAACAGCTTGACGCGATTATTTCTAATCGCCTAAACGGGGGCTTACCAGAAGGAAGGATTATTGAAATATTTGGCCCACCCTCAATTGGAAAATCGCATATTGCGACCCAGATTTCAGCAAAAACCCAACAGATGGGCGGGATTGTCGTATATATTGACACAGAAAATGCGACTAGCGTAGAAAATCTTCGATTGTTGGGCGTCGATGTAACAACACGTTTTGTATATGTTGATGAACACTGCACAGAAAATGTTTTTGCAATTGCACATGCAACAATTCTTAAAGCGAAAGCAATGGATAAAGATGTTCCCATTACGATTATATGGGATTCTGTTGCAGCAACATCGCCAAAAGCAGAGCTTGATGGCGATTATGATAAAAACAATATTGCATTAAATGCACGGGCAATTTCAAAGGGGATGAGAAAGATTACAGGGATTATTGGCCAAACAAACACACTCTTTGTTTGTCTTAATCAAACGAGAATTAATATCGGGGTAATGTATGGTGACCCTACATGCGTAGACCCATATACAACAAGGTTTAAGATTCGCTATGATGAAAATTCACTCTTTGCAGAACGATATCGTGAATATTTCAAAAACCCTCGAGGTGATATTGATTATGAAACTGATCTAACATTTCAGACATATGCAAATATTCTTGGAATTGACGACTTTGAGACACCATGTGAGTATGATCTTACAGATGTTGGGACTATGGTCGAGACGCCTACTGGGTTTAAACCAATGACTAATTTTGTGGTTAAATCATCTGTTGATACATCGTATATTTTAGGTAAATTGAGCGCGACATCAGTCCATAGAACATTAGTTAACAAACAATGGGTTAGGCTAAAAGATAATGTCAATGCCGAAAAGATTAATAAATCAATTAACGTTGTTGATATCTCTGTTCCAGATGGGAACGCCTATATAGCAAATGGTCATATTAATCACAACACAGTTCCTGGAGGTAAGTCAATCCCGTATCATGCGTCTGTTCGCATTAAACTTGGCGCAGGAAAACCAATTGAAAATAAAAAGAAAGAAATAATTGGTATTAATGTAACGGCAAAAACAATTAAAAATAAGGTTGCGCCACCATTTAGGACTGTAAAGTTTCAAATACATTTTGGAAAAGGCATTGTTGAACATGAGGAAGTGTTTGATGAACTAAGAAAGGCAGATCCTGTTTTCTTAAATAATGAAAAAATTGACATATTAGGTGCTGGTACTTGGAAAAAGTTCGTTATAACAAATACAAAAACAGGTGATATAGTTCATGAAAAAAGTTTTTATAAATCAGATTTTAAACAAATTTTATATAACCCAAATTATAAACATTATATCGACGCATTAATGGAAAATACATATATTAGAAAAGCGCAAATCAACGTTGACACTGAGTCATATGAAGAGATTCGCTCAATCGCGATGAGTTTAGACGACGATTTTACACCACCAGAATAATATAATAAAGGAAAATTATGAAACAAACGAATAAGGGGGCATCCATCATGAGCAATATATTACTCATTGATGGACTATGACTTAGCGTTTTCATGAGACATTATAAAGCAAACCCAACAATATCATCCAATGGTGTACATGCTGGTGGTGTGGTGGGGTTCTTTAAAGAAATAGAGGGTTTATGTCAACGCCTAGGCCCACAAAGGGTTCATATTATTTGGGAAGGAGGTAAAAATCACCATCGTGAAACAATATTCAAAGATTATAAAAGGACACAAAAATCACAAAACTATAATCGATTTTATGATGATATACCGGACACATCGGAAAACCGAATAGAGCAAATTGCATTTTTAATTAAGTGTTTTAAAACCCTTCCTATATATCAACATTTCGTTGAGGGATGTGAAGCAATTGATATTATCGAATATATTTCGCGACATATATATGAGTATGCGAATATTGTAGTTGCGTCAAGTAATAAAGGACTTTATCAATTAATCAATGATCGTACAATTATTTGGTCACCAGGACAAAAAAAAGAAATAACAACCAATATTGTTTTGGGGAAAATATGTATACACCCAAATAATATTGCAATTGCTCGAGCTTGTGTTGGTGATAAAAATGATAATATTGAAGGTATTAAGGGTGTTGGTTTTAAAACGCTAGCCAAACGTTTACCATTTCTAAAAGGATCTAACGTTTTTAGTATTGATGATATTATCAAGGAATGCAAAAAACAACAAGCTATATCAACAGTAAAAATGTATAATGATATCTTGCAAAATATTGATTTAATTAAACGTAATTATGAATTAATGAAATTAGACATAACAAATCTAACAACCCCGCAAATTAAGCAAATTAAAGAAAGCGTTATAAACGCAGTAGACAAACAATATAATAAATTAGCATTCTTAAGGAATCTTTATAAGTTTGGGTTAAAAAACTACGATCCTAATTTACTGTTTTTGACAATGAACATTTTAAACAATAATAACACGGTGATTAATGAATATGGCGAATGTTGAGACAGTAGATTTTAATGAATATGCATCTTGTTTTGCACACTATGGTAAAAATTTTCAAGAAAAGATTCTTCAAGGCCTATTAATGGATCGCCCATGGGCAACACAAATGTTTGAGGTGATGCTACCAGAGTTTTTTGAAGTAAATTATTTACAATATTTGACGCGTTTATATTTCAAGTACTATAGAAAATATAAGGCATTCCCAACTGCCCAGTTGTTGGTCACAATTATTAAGGAGGATTTATCGGAAGGTGATGATATTATATTACGTGATCAGATTGTAGAGTTTTTGTACCGTATGAAAACAAACCCTTATCCAGGTGATATTGGGTATGTTAAAGATAAAACACTCGACTTTTGTAAACGTCAAGCCTTTAAAGGCGCTCTTCATAAAGCCGTAGAATTAATCCAAACAGATAAATTTGGGAGTGTTATAACGTTAATGAAAGAGGCTGTAGCAATAGGCATGCCTCATTCAGCCGGGCATGATTTCTTTGAGGATATTGAGGCACGATTTATAGAGGATCACCGAAAACCCGTGCCAACAGGCTTAAAAAAGCTAGATTCAAAAGATATTTTGGATGGTGGTTTAGGGCGAGGTGAGTTAGGCGTTGTTGTTGCCCCCACCGGAGTAGGAAAATCACACTTTTTAGTGGCCATTGGAGCAAGCGCCATTAATGTGGGAAAGAATGTGTTGCATTATACCTTCGAATTATCCGAGACGGCTGTTGGTCGACGTTATGATTCGAATTTGACAAAGATTGATATCAATGAACTTATGACGTCAAAACAAGAAGTTCTAGATTGTTATGAGAATGAAGAACATGGTAGACTTATTATTAAAGAATATCCTACTGGTTATGCATCTGTGCTAACAATTCGAAATCATATTGAAAAATTGTCACTTAAAGGGTTTAAACCAAATTTGCTTGTAATTGATTATGCAGATATTATGAGATCATCAAAATCATATGATTCATTACGACATGAGCTTAAGTTGGTTTATGAGGAATTACGTAATCTCGCAATGGAGATGGACATTCCTATATGGACGGCATCACAAGCGAATCGAGATGCATCAAACTCTGATATTGTGGGGCTGGAGAATATGTCAGAGGCATACGGCAAAGCCATGGTTTCCGATGTTGTAATATCATTATCACGTAAAGCAGAGGAGAAAGCTGCTGGTCATGGGAGACTTTTTGTTGCAAAAAATCGAGCGGGCCGGGATGGTATTTTATTCCCTATGATGATTAACACTGCGCAATCTCGAATTACATTAATAGATGAGTCTGAATTAACGTTAAATGAAGCGATTGATCAAGACAATAATATTGCGAAGGACTTACTTCGAAAGAAATGGAATGAAGTATCAAAGTCACTAGCCAAGCAAAGGGATAATTAATGATAACGATAGAGGATTCATTTAAGGCTAGCGTTGATTATTTTAATGGTGATGAACTTGCAGCAAGCGTGTTTTCCGAAAAGTACCCTTTACCCGACGGCAAAGGCGGTTTATTGGAATTAACCCCGGATGATATGCATCATCGTTTGGCTTATAAATTTGCGGAATATGAAGCAAATTATAAAAATCCACTAAGCAAAGAGGAGATATATTGGCTATTTTCAAACTGGTATATAACCCCCCAAGGGTCTCCTTTATCAGGTATTGGGAATGATACACAATTTCAAAGTTTATCAAACTGTTTTGTTGTGGATCCACCGGAAGACTCATATGGAGGGATCTTATTTACTGATCAAGAACAAGTCCAAATTATGAAACGTCGCGGGGGTGTTGGATTTGATATTAGTAATATTCGCCCTAAAGATATGGAAACTGCCAATGCTGCACGAACAACCGATGGATTAGCGGTTTTTATGGAGAGGTTTTCAAACTCTTGCCGTGAAGTTGCCCAAGGCGGCCGTCGGGGTGCACTCATGCTTACAATAAGTTGCAACCATCCAGAAATTGAAACGTTTATTGACATTAAACGAGATCGAAAGAAAGTTACCGGTGCAAATATATCAATTCGTTTTACTGATGAATTTATGCGGTGTGTTAAGAATGATGTTGACTATGTCTTACGGTGGCCTGTACGGGCCTCAATTGAGGATGCAGAACTAACCAAAACTATTAAAGCACGTAAAATATGGGAAAAGTTCATTAATGCTTCATGGGAATGTGCTGAACCAGGTGCATTATTTTGGGATAAGGTTATTTCTGGTCCGGCAGATTGTTACGCAGAAAGTGGGTATGAAACTGTAGGTGTTAATCCTTGTGCAGAATTAAGTTTAAGTGCATATGATAGTTGTCGTCTTATGGTTAGTAACCTTGTTAAATATGTTAAAAACCCATATACACCAAGCGCATATTTTGATTTTGAATTATTTAGTGATAATGTCATAAAAGCTCAGCGACTTATGGATGATTTAATTGATATGGAGATTAGTGCAATTGATCGCATATTGTCGAAAATTGAAGAAGACCCAGAATCCCCTTTTGTTAAAAAAATCGAATATGATTTATGGTCCAAAATTCGTAAAGCGACCTTGGGTGGAAGGCGTACCGGTTTGGGTATCACAGCATTAGGCGACTGCATTGCGGCACTCGGGATAAAGTATGGGACTAATGAATCAGTTGTGGTCACAGAAAAAATCTATAAAGCAAACGCAATCGCCGCGTATACA